TTTTTTTGTCAGCGTCTGCCTGTATGTCTTTGATCTGCTGATTGGTATTATCAATTTTGGTTTGTATCAGTGATACATCGTTGGCAATTTTTTGATTGGCTGTATCGATGATGTTTTGTTCACGTTCAATGAGATCGTCTGCATTACCAGTGCTGTCCTCTAATCTTGTGATCTTAGCAGTAAGGTTTTCGATCTTGCCTTCTTCTCTTAAAATCCTTTCATTCAGATTATCAATGGTTGCTGTGATGTTTGTCGCTGGTGTGGCCTGTTCTATGTGTGCTTTGGACAAAAATCCAAATATACCAAGAGAGGTTATGATCATCAGCACCGCTACCGCTGTGGTTAGATAGGTTTTTAGTAAAAACGGAATGTTCTTCCAGTTCTGGTATAACCAAGAGGCAGTGACTAGTTTTGCTATTTCAAGCACAGCACCCATGATATAGATGGGAACTTTTGCCGCCGCAAATATGGCCGCAAGACCAAGCACGGAATAATATATTGCCACGCCAGAAATACTCAAGGCGCATATAAAGGCTAGTGCAATTAAGAACATAGTAGTATATTTAATACTCTAAGTAGGGGTCTAAGTCATCTTCTGTGACAGAAAGTGCCCACAGCATTTTGTACTCTTCCCAGGCCTGTTTTAGTGCAGGATATTTCTCTCTGATAGCAACCGCCCTTGAATCATTGAGATATTGATCTTTTCTTGCCTGGTCCATGTTTATAATTTGAATGGTTCCATATAAATCTGGTATTGATCGATTAGACATACAAATATATAATCGATTATTTCTGTGATCAGTATAAAGTGATTTACTGCACCCGCCAAGTGCCGTTACGTCTGCATCCTATTCCGTAGTGGTGCTGAGGAGATTTACCTGGATCGTAGTAAGTGATTTCAAAGTGTCTGCAAGGCATTTTGTGTTTTTTTGTTATGTAAAGTGGTTTTACATATCCGCTCTTTCCTGTGCTGTCATCCTTCCAATAAGTCACTGCACCATCCTTGGTGTATTCCATTGCGTGTTGGAAGACAGGCTGAATCAAATGATCTTGATCCGTGTGTCCGGTCCACATCGATAAACTAGCATTACCACAGGCTATCATAAGAATACAAGTCAATACTTTCATCTAATGCTCCCACCTATAAAATAAATGATCTCCGGCCTGTCCTATGTAAGTCAATTCGTGTCTCCATACAGGATCAACCCAAGAAGCGTGATAGTGTGTTGCTCCTTCAATGATACCACTCCATTTGCCATCTAATATCTGTAAGGCAATAATTTGACTCTTGTACCAATTAATTGTTGGTTTGATGTCATCGCCTTTGCCGTCGCAATACCAAGAAAATTGGCATTTGTGCTTGACCGGATAATAGATGCGTTGATCATCTGGCAGTGTTTCATCTTGTCTTGTGGTCCAACTTTCGTAGATCGGCCCTTGTTTGACAACTTCACAGATTGTGTTGGGATATCTGATGTCATTCATCCTATTGATCACAACCATACCCACAGATATTTTACCAATTACTGGTTCTGTTGATGCTTCAAAATAGATGTTTTGTGCTAGACAATGTGCCTCTGGTTGTTTTGATTCTTTGATGATGTTGTAATCAGAAGCAGTAACCTTACAATAAAGTAAACCTGCAAAAAATGCCACCACCAATGTCAGTATTCTGAACATTCCTATATTTTATAATAGTTTGGATTTTTGTCAACTAGAGTTTGACGATGCCTTTTTTCACAAGTAATTCGCGGTTCTTTTGATGCATCTTTTGGACATCTTCTTTGGATCCACCAAAGTATGGTACAGCAAAACCTTCTTCACACAGTATTTCTGTGACCATTCTGGCACCAACTTTAAAGTCACCAAGGATTCTGCCAAACTTGCCTTTCATATCTTCACCGTTTTTATTGACCTGTGTTTTTAGAACACCAGTTTTGCCCAGCAATGACTTCAGTTTGGCTTTAGATGCCAATCCAAATTTCTTTTCAACTTTGTCTCTGGTTCTTGATTCAGGGGTGTCGATGCCCATGATTCTCACTCGTTCGTCTTTGAGCCACACACCAAATCCAAGATCGATGTCAACGTCGACTGTGTCGCCATCCACTATTTTTACAATGTTACATTTGTATTCGTACATTTTATCTCCTAATCAATATTGGCCCTATCAATCCTTCTGTATATTTCTTCAATGTCCTTGAGGGCATTGTGAATGCGTTGATCATCATCTATCTGTGTGTTGTTGACTTCACGCTCTATCTTGTCGAGTCTGCTATAGATATCTGAAACTTTGTTTGATGTGTCACGCATCTGCTCAACTGTGTCTCTCAGTGCATAGATTTGATCTCTCAGTGTATCAAGCTGTCCACGTGTGACTGTGTCATCTTTCTGACGCTCTAATGATCCTACAATTCCATTCACTTCAGCACTAATTGACTGTAAATCTAACAGTTGCTTGTTGATATCTTGTTTTGCTTGTATAAGTGAGTCAATTCTTATATGAGCACTATCTGATGACTGGATAGACTTTTCAATTGATGTTTGTAGATCACTGGTTATTCTAAGGCCTCCATACACTACGCCTATCAAAGGAATTATTGCTGTGATGTAACCTATCCACTTCAACATTACATCGCTCCAAAAGTGTACATTAGATCAGGACCAAATGATGACACAGCATAGCCAAGTGCTACCAATGTGCCTACTCCTATAATTAACCATTTCATTTTGAAATCATTCACTTCCATTTTGATTGCAATCAATTCATTGCCCAGCACCCTGATCGTGTCAACGTCGACTGTGTCGCCGTCCACTACTCTTGTGATCTTACATTTGTACTCGTACATTGTAAGAGTATTTAATTAAATCTTGAATAATTTACCGGACTTATAATAGTCCACAAATTCGGACCAGCCGTCCCAATCATCTTGTTGTGGATCTTTAAGGTTCTTGGATTTGTAGTAGATAGATATTTGGAACACCCTACGAGCCGTTTGCTTGTAGTCTAGTACAGAATGTAGTATCTTGCTGTTAAACATAGTAGGAACTTTTGCTTTGTAGATATGTTCATAAAGGACATCACCCCAGGTCTGGCTGTTCCATTCATCTTCGACCACATTGTTAGAGGCCTGTCTAGAATCTGACTGATTCAATTTTTTCCAAGATACATCGCCTTTCAATCCTTCAGTGCTGAAAGTAGTTTTATATTCGAGAGGTTCAATGGGAAACATCAGTGCGACTGTGCGGTGTCCATCCACGTGTGGTCTTACCCAGGTATCTATAGGTTTGCGACAGATCCAAGCATCCATTGGCATATAAAAATTTTCTTGATTTATCAATCCAAACAGTTTGCTGAAGAACACCTGTGATTTATGCGATAGATATTGCATAGAAAGATTGCTGACGCACAACACAGTTTGCCCATCTGCGTGTTGCTTCCAATAAGGATTTGATGTTTCCACTTTCCATTCCTGCCAATAATCATCTAGTGGTGGAGTCTCTTCTACAGCGGGTGGAGTCCTTGGTACAGATAGTTCACAGTCTTCAACTGCTGATATAAGATCATCATAGTTGAAATGTTGTGCCAACTCAGGCACTTCGATCACATAATTGTTAATGGTTTGTGACATATGTGTAATTATGAAGACAGAGATCTAAAATTTTGACAAATGGCTAGTAGAGTCGATCCATGACACCAGTTCTTCACTGAGTTGTTTATAACACTGCCAGTCTGGATGAGCGTTGTCTTTGAACCTTGGTGACTCGGCCATTTCATCACGTGTGATTTGAGCAATATCAAGAATTTCCTGTTTGGTTTCTACATTGTCATTGTTACATTTATCTTGAAGCAGATCTAAATTGCCCACAAGGAAACATTTTGGCAGTTCTTTTTTTAAAATTTGACTTCGCCAACTGTTTAAAATGAAAGAAGGTTTGATTTGTTGGATTTGATCTTCACTGAGATCGCTTTGGCCACCTATCAATGCCCAATGCGGATTGTTCATCTGTGTTTTTAGTTGAGTTAATTTATCCATTTCATGATCCGTAATTTTTTTGTTGAGATGATTAAACTGCCATGAAGAATTTACATCAAATTGGTTTAAGTTTTTATACCTATTCAAATCACGTAATGCTTCAGTCCAAAATTGGATAATATGAGTTGGAGGCTCTGCGCCTTTGGCAATGGCTGTTTCAGCATTTTTCCGAGTTGTAGAATTTGACATTCCGGCTCGAGCTAGACAAATTACTTTGTGCCCCAATTTTTCAAATTGATGCTCAAAACCAATGTCAGGTGCTATTTCTGAACCTCCATAAGTACCCCATGTATCTCCCCAACTGTCACCTAGTATCCAAATGTATGCCATAAAAATATATAGTGGACCTGTTCTGTTGCCAGGTCAGGTCCAAACCCCGCCGACCTAATTAGGCCGCAAGAGCGAGAGTTTCCTCTGCATTTGTGTTTGCCAACTACTTTACAGGTCGATCCTATTTCACCCCCTCAGAACACCCGAAGATGTTTTAAGCGATTGAAATGGTGGAGGTGTCCGGTACCGCCCCGGAGTCCCATGTAACATCGAACGCCAGCACAATTATTTTATGCTAGTTTTGGTTTTTTGTCAACTTATTTTGTATGCAATGGTGGCACTGTTGAGGCAGGTTGGATGCCCGTTGTGCCTTGTATGTAATTGTCTGTGGCCGCCTTGTTGGCTTTTTGCATAGTGACTATTGATGACTTGTTGAAAACGAATTCTTTGGTCATATCTCCCATCATTAGATATTGGGTCATTCCAATCCCTTGTTGGGTCACTGTGAGTGCTAAAGGCTTGGTGACCTTGACTGTTTTTTCATCCTGTGAAACAAATTTTGCTATAACCTCATCACCACCAGTTATTCTCATAGCAATGATTTCTGCTGTTTGAAATTGATTGTCTATCAACATTATAATTTAAATCCTTTTAATGTATCTTTGTCGACGTCTTGTTTTACACCACCAATTATATATGACTCCACCTCAGTCTCTTGTGGTGCAACCTGGAGCCCAGCACTCGATAACCAATGCTGTGTCCACGGCAATGGATTTGCATTCAACGGACGATCAAATATTGGATCGAAACCAATTGATTTTAATCTCTTGTTGGCAACAAACTCAACGTAGTCACCTAAAAGTTTTTCGTTTAAACCTATGATTGTGCCTTGTTTCATAAGATGTTTTGCCCAGGCCTTTTCTTCTTCGACACACAATTTGTACATTTCAATGACTTCTTTTTGGCATTCTTTAGTGATCTTCTTCATTTCGCTGTCGTCGCCTTCTTGCCATTTTTTTATTATCTGTGTTGAAAGATTCAAGTGTGTTGCTTCATCTCTGGCAATGAAAGAAATGATCTTTGCCGAGCCTTCCATCAATTTTAATTCACCAAATGCAAATGTACAGGCAAAAGAAACATAGAATCTAAGTCCTTCCAAAATGTTTACATTCACCATTGCAAGGTATAATTGTTTTTTCACTTCTTTGATATCTCCTTTGCCTTTGACAAAATAGTCTTGTGCAAGTTCTGAAAATCTATCATAGTTTTCAGTTACAGATATCGCTCGCTTGACAATTTCTTTATCGTTTAGAATTGTGTCAAACACCTCAGATGGATCAGCATACACATTCTTCATAATATAAGTGTATGAACGCGAGTGTATGGTCTCCATAAAGTCCCAAGTAATAATACAACCTTCAAGTTCTGGTAGTGAAACATATGGTAAGAATGATAAACAAGGGCCTCTGCCTTGCACAGAATCCAACAATGTTTGATACTTCAAGTTTGATGTGAAAATATGTTTTTGTTCAGGACGGAATGTTTGGAAATCTGCTCTGTCCTTTTGCAGTGATATTTCTTCTGGTCTCCAAAAATATCCCAACATTCTTTGATTGAGTTTGTCGAATTCTGGGTATCGGAATTGATCATATCTCTGTGTGTTCTGATCCTCACCAAAGAACATTGGTTGCTTTGTGAAGTCCACTTCGTTTCTGTTGAATACTGTTTTGCTCATTGTTTATTAATTATATATTTTGTTGTATCTTTGTCAATCTAGATAGCACAGGCGTCGCACTGTTCGTCGTCCTCCTGTGGAGGTAGTTCGTCTATCATAGTCTGCACAGTGTCTTCTATGCCTTGTGGTTGCACAGTATCTTCTTCGCCTTTGTAGTCGTAGGTGTTTTGGTAGTAAGATGTTTTCCAACCCAATTTATATGTTGTCAATAGATCTTTCAGCATCACTGACATCGGCACTTCGTTGTTTTCGTAGTGCAATGGATTGTATGACCAGTTGCCTGATATGGCCTGATCAAAAAATTTCTGCATCACTGCAACTATATTAATATAACCTTCGTTGCTTGGCATATCCCAAAGCAGTGTATAAAAATTTTTTAATGTAGAATACTGTGGCACCACTTGTTTGAGTGGACCTTTCTTTGATTTTTTAGTTGATAACAATGCACGTGGAGGTTCGATGCCATTTGTTGCATTTGATACCACTGATGATGATTCTGATGGCATCTGTGCAGACAGTGTGCTGTGACGAAGACCGTGTGCCTTGATGTTTTTTCTTAAACCTTCCCAGTCACGGGTGTACTTAAATTTGCCTAATTCATCTATGTCTTTTTTGTAAGTGTCTATAGGAAGAACACCATCTGCATACTTTGTTCTTGCAAAATAATCACAGGCACCTTTTTCCTTGGCAAGGTTCATTGATGCTTTCAACAAGAAATATTGGAAAGACTCAGTTAATTCATGAACCAATCTTACTGCCCCTTTGTCATTGTATTTGACTTTGTTTTTTGCCAAAAAGTGTGCAAGTCCAATATATCCAATACCTAGTGAACGTCTTGATTTTGTTGAAACCTCTGCCGCTTTGACCGGATATCCTTGATAATCAATGATTTGATCCAATGCTCTCACACTTAGATCGCAGATTGATTCCAGTTCGTCAAGATTTTTTAGTGTGCCTACATTGACTGCTGAAAGAATGCACAGTGCTATTTCGCCATTGTCGTCATCGATGTGTTGTATAGGTTGTGTAGGTAAAGTGATCTCCTGACATAGGTTGGACATTCTAACTGGATCTTTGAAAGAACTATGATTGTTTGCGTGATCGATGTTCATTATGTATATTCGACCTGTTTCTGCACGTTCTTTTAAGATGGCAGAGAATAGGTCCATCGCTTTAATTTTTTTCTTAGGAGTTTTTCTATCTGCTTCATATTTTAGATACAACTCTTCGAATTTTTCGTTGTTGTGCCCAAATGCATCATACATATCTTCAACATCATGGGGTGAAAACAAGGATATGTCTTCATTTGCTAGTAATCTTTCGTAGAATATTTTTGATATCTGAATCGAATAATCCAACTTACGCACACGATTATCTTCTGTGCCTTTGTTGTTTTTAAGAACAAGGATGTCTTCGATCTCTTGATGCCATATTGGAAAATGTACAGTGGCTGATCCACCACGTATTCCGTTTTGTGTGCAACTTCTCACTGTGGCTTCGAAAACTTTTAGGAAAGGAACCACGCCAGTGTGTGCCACTTCACCGCCTCTGATCTTGGAGTTGATACCTCTGATCCTTCCTAAGTTGAGTCCAATGCCGGCTCTCTGTGCAATGTAATATCCCACAGCAGAGTTTGAAGAAAATATAGATGGCAGTGTATCATCCACATCCACCAACACACAACTTGCGAATTGTTTGATTGGAGTTCTCACTCCGCCCATCACTGGAGTTGGAATATTGATCTGGAATGTTGATATTGCATCATAATATTTTTTGATGTATGACATTCTTTCATCTTTAGGATAGTTTGCGAACAATGTGGCCGCAATCATCATATACATAAATTGCGGAGTCTCATAGACCTGTCCTGTTGATCTATCTTGTACAAGATATTTGTCAACAACTTGACGTAGTCCCGCATATGTAAATTCTAAGTCTCTGTCGTGTTTGATCCAGGTGTTTAATTTTTTTAATTCTGTTCTTGTGTAATTGTCTAGGATGGAATGATCATACACTCCACGTTTCACATTTTGTATGATTATATTTGTAAAGTGTTTGGGTTGGAACTGTCCGAACACTTCTTTGTACACGTTCCATAGCAATAGTCTTGCCGCCGCGTATTGATAGTTTGGATGTTCAAGTGTGATGAGATCGTTTGCAGATCTAATTAATATGTCCTGAATGTCTGTTGTTGTCATTCCATTTGTGAATTGTATGTGTGAGTTCATTTCAATCTGTGACGGTGAAACTCCCGACAGTCCATCACAGGCCTGTTCAACAACAAAGTGCATTTTTGATATGTCTAACGGTTCTTTAGAACCGTCTCTCTTTTGTATTTGTATTTCGTTTGTTTTATTCATTTGATATTTTTTTTGTATTGGATGTCATACTTATTATAGAACAAAAAGGCTCTTTAGTAAACGATTATATTTGGAATTTTGTGGATAATTAGGCCTACAAGAAATGAATTATACGATACTTTAATGTCGCATCAAATCCTGTAGCCGTGGTTGTATATTGTACCACTCCGGAAGTCGTTACGCTAAATGTAACACCAACTCCTGCTGAAGGATATCTTTCGTCGTCTATGTTCATTGTAGTGCTGTTGCCATTGATGTGCAGTGTTCCACTCTGCCTGTCAGTGTCTCTAGATAATATGTACTCAATTTTGATATGATTGATTCTGTGTGAATCAAACTGAATGCCTGTGTTTGCCGCTGATCCTTGGTTGTTGGAAAGTGTCACGCTTGATTCAACTGGGCCTTCGTGATATACATTGCCTGTGAAATTTGATGTGGTGTCAGTTCTATAAAAATAATTGTGGTGTGCAAAATTGCCTGCGTTGGCAAAATTCAATGCAACAGTTTCTGAGGAGTCATCGCCATTCTGTCCTACGTCTCTGAAAGAACAGTTTGCAACTATGTTGCCTCTCGAATTACCACCATTGCTGTGTATGTAAACGGCCTCAGCATCCACTGAGTCAAATCTGCTGGATGTGATCACAATTCCTGTTGGCCCAGTGATCTTGTTTGCTGTGGATCCATCTGATTGTTCGGCAAGGTTAAATGCTCTGTAGCAGGTAATAAATTCACTGCTTTGGAAAAACACATCTTGGATGTCATCATCTGATTGCACACAATAGTATGCTTTTTCAAATGTGCAATCTGTGAAAGTAATTCTCTTGGTTGGCAGTGCCGATGTGCTATTGAAAGTGATAAGAGCATTCTTGGCTGGTGAACTGCTGTCTCCGTCTGAAGTTGTGTAGGTTGCACTAAAATGACAAGATCTAAAATGTACATCTTCACATTGATCTAGTATGATTAGATCCTTATCAGTTGTTGTTTGAAAGTGGATGCCATTGAATTCGATACCTTGTGGTTTAGTGGCTCCATCGTCACCTATGCCTGCAGATATATTTCCGTTTCTGTCTGCTGTCCTGATTAGGCAAGATGGTGTGTTTGAATTTTGTTTGATAAATGTCGACTCCATTCCCTCACCTATAAACTGAGTGTAGGGATATACTTTTATGACATCGCTTACAATATAAGTACCGCCAGGAAATCTCAATTGACGTCTTTCCTTGCCAGTGTTTTCAACAGTTATAAGATTAGCAATTGCTCGGTTTATAGCGGCTGTGTCATCAGTCACTCCATCGCCTTTTGCTCCAAAGTCTTTGACTGAAACAATGTCATCTATTTTGCTTTGAATGGTTCTGACAGTTGGATTGTTTGCATCACTACCTGTTACCACAGGTGATACTGTGTTACCTTTATAAGTGTATGACGATGCCAGTGATAGGATATCATCGTCTTCCGTCAAAATTTTAGTGTTGCCAGTTTCGGGTGCACCTTCGGCAACTGTGCCATTGCCAATGTAAAGTTCCTGTGTATCTACTGCCCAACCCAACTCGCCGGCCGCTAACTGCG